TTTTTTTTTTTTTTTTTTTTTTTTTTTTTTTTTTTTTTTTTTTTTTTTTTCATTTTCTGGATAAAATCCAGGAGGAAACCAATCAAAATTGGTAAGAAAACCCCCTAGAAACCCAGGCAAAAAGTGTGCGATGACCAATCGCAAAATACAGTCAAAATTCTATTTGAACACATAAAATGTAGTTTGTTCAACACTACAAGTTCCAATAATAATATCTAAAACAATCTAACTCACCATCGTTTCACATTCCAAAGCAAAATTACTCCGATACTTTGCATAAGACTGTTTATAAGATACTAACGCTTCCAAAGCTCCCTGACAACTAATCGAACCTGAAATGCCCGCGCGACGATCTACACACCTCGCCAAAGCCGACAATTTTACAGCATCATCGTAATTGTACAGTAAATCCCCTAAAGAAACCCATGACTCTCTAACTCTAGCTTCAACATCTATTCCGTCATGTATAGTAATTGGACGAGCCAAAACAACCATACGTTTAATAGGATCGGACATCAATTCCACAGTACCTTCATCACCATCCTTAAAAATAGGAACAATGTACATAGAACATATATATCCAACATCACTAAAAAACGCTTTAGACTGAAAATTACATGCGTCTGCTAAATTATCGACTCCTTGTTGTAGATCCACCGGTTTTACAATAGCAGCAGCCATATCATCACCCATTCCAGCGTAAAACTTCAAATTATCATCCTTCAACTTAAAAGCCCACAAATTAGAAAATAAGCAAAAGGAAGTATTTCTCAAAGCGGTAGGTGCTGTGCCAGACTGACATTGATAATTTATCTCAGCACGAACACCCGTCGTAATCGATGAAACCTTTCCGGACACATTCGCTTCGCTCCACATCTCCACCAAGTCTGCATCCATACCCAATCGTTCATAAAACAATCGCATAAAAGAATGCGAAACTTGATCCTGAGATTTGTCACATTTCCCTATGTCACTCTCCAAAAATTTCACTCCTTGCATACCACCCGAAGACGCAACCACCTCCTTTATACAATCATTCATCTCAGCGGCGCTCTTCCGTATCTGAATTATAACTTTGGGTTGCCACAAAGCCAAAAACCTTTCCGTCAACTGTCTAAAAACAGGACTCCACAAAGCATTGACCTGCTTTTGATGGTAAATAACAGTTTGTAAAGCCTGATATTCTTTAGAACCATCAATGTCAGTTTTCGGTTTAACCTGAGACTTTATCATCAATTTATAAGCGTCCAATTGACAATCTGCTTGAGTAACATCAAAAGACATTAACTCCTTCAAAGTACTAACCGAAGCATTGCGAATCCACTCGTTCTCTGCATCATACTCAAATCGAATCTTTTCCGTTTCCCAAGACTTCAACATGCCAGAAACATTCGCCGTCATTAAACCAGACGCTTCAGCCCAATCCCACAAAACACGTGCTTGCACACCTGGATCAACAGAAGCTCTCAAACGCGGAACATCATTGCACCGTTTATTAAAAGCGACCACTGTTTCCAACGCCGTTTGTGGTCTATCAGCTTCAACAGCTGCGCGCAATAACGACCTCAAAATCTTCTTTTTCGGCGGTGATACCATTTTAGCTGCATTCAAAGACATACTAACCGCATTGACACTTATTTCCTGATCCATCAAATGCATAATAGATGTGCGCGCACTAAAATCTTCACTCGACGCCCTCGCAATAGATCCGTCCAAATATTCCTGTATACTACCTCTAGAATCACCCGAAAAATTTATAGGAGGTCCGATCTCCTTATGCACCTCTCCTTCCCATTTATGCTTCGACCCAAAAACTTTCCGACCCGAACTCATCCGAAGATCGAATCTAGTTTTCAATTTCTCGGATACTTCTGCAGAAATACCATCTAACAGCACCTCATCTTTCTTTTGTTCATCTAAAACCGGAATAGACACATCC